GCTATTATGGCGAAACTCTGGTGCTGTAGTTTGATAGGCTAGCAACAGTGCTGTGATCGCTTCAAATACCATTTATTTCTTTTCCTCAACATAATGTTTATTCCAGTCATACTGTGTTTCCTGATGTCTTTTACTCTGATAATGGCTTGGACCATCATAGTATTCTAATCCAAAATGACGCCGTATGTTCTTTTGATCACCTTGGCTACCGCAGATGTCAGCACAGCGTTCACCGACTAAACGATAAAAGTGCTCAAGATTGTCTGTTATGGGCAATCCTGCTTGTTTGGCTAACGTTTCTAATTCTGTAGTCATACTATATTATATTTAGATTTTTGATAAAAGTCAACTATTTACTGGGTAATTTGTTGGAATATTTTATTAGTGAAAGTATCACCCAAACTATCGGCACATACTATATTACCAAACCCTGGCTGACCTAATCTGTCTTGACAAATAACTACATTTTCTTGGCTTAGTTCTATACCATAGATATTATTGATCGATTGGGTTCTTTCTTTTATAGCAACTAAAAATTGACCGTCACCACACATGCTGTCAATGAACGTATTATCAGGATTTGTAAACGCTGTTGGATCCTGCTGTTCTATAGAATCTAAAACCATCTCTACCAAGCTGGTTGGCGTAAACACTTCGCCCAATGCCTTGACTCGATCTCTATCTTCAGTGATATCATTTTCTAATTTCTTGGGCTCTGCTAAATCACTTTCAATGATACCCCATTCTGCAGGAGTTTCGAGTCCTGTGACGATCTGATTGAGATCAAACTTTCGAACGTTGCGTAGCCCAAACGCATATCCACGCAATTTCATTCGTTTTACGTATTCAGCAAACACAGGATTCTTTTCCACAAACAGTTTTAATTTGTTTGCTTGATCTATAGTTTCAGTAGGAACATAACAGATAGTTCCACCATAGACTGCTTCGTCTGTTACGGTATAGCTCTTGCGACTTTCCATGACATAGAATGCAAATTTAGGTCCAACCGCGATGTCCTTGTCAGTATAATCGTATGCCACTTGATTTCTGTTCTTGCCTGGCAGTTGTCTGATTACTTTATTCTTTAGCCCAGGAGCAAAAAATTTGTTCATTCCATTATTGGCACCACTGTAGTAGACAAATGGAAAACAGTCATCTGGATATGGACTGAATATTTTTGCCGCCATACCGCCTAAGATCTTAGGTTTGCTGACCCTTGGAGTTTTGCTTACACTAAAGAAACAGGTATTATAAGGCCATACATCTACATCATCCATGAGATGGATATAGTTGACCTGATAGTCTGCAAAGTAACCGGACACTAAATCTGGAATAATACCTTTGAGGGTGATATTAACTAACGTGCCTTCGGCTTTGGTCCTATGATTAAAGTCGTTGCGTGTCGCTGTTTTATATAAGGTAGTGTTACCGCCAGTACCGGCGATATTTTTATCTTCTGCTACATTGAATGCTGGATTGCTGATGCAGTAATTAAATTCCATTAACCTTTTTATATCCTTTAATAAATTCAGCTACATCATTTAAACGCATACGATACTTATCCATTAAAAGTTCAAAATCTTTTTTGTCTGATATTTTGTTTACAGCAAAGCTCAAAACACTGCTCTTACCTATAAGTTTTGCTTCATTAAGGACATTAATTTTTTCTTCGATGGTTAAATTATCGTATAACCCTGTACCGTGTGCCGAACCTAATCTGCCTGTTTTAGTAATTTTATCTACTTTCATTTTAAAAGCAATATCACTTGGCACTATAATTAGTGTATAGTCTTTGGGTGATGCTCCCATCATAGAGGCATAGAATGCAATAGGATCTGCTGGACGATATTGTTGGAAACCAATGGTAGTAATATTAGGTCGATCTTGATACGTGACTTTAAGGTCAAAGTTATTCACTCCAGGAATAATAGATTCACCTATGTATCCATCACCAACGTCAACTACTCTGCCTAAGGTTTCAAACCATTGTTTACCAACATTATCTCGTCCACCGCCTACTTGCTGTGCAAACCAAACTTCATCAGCACGTGTTCTTCTTTGGTGGCTTAAACAATCTCTATAATGATACCACTCAGTATACGGTAAATCATAGTTGATTTTAGTATTTTCTTTACGCCACTGACGCAAATATTTGGCTATCTCTTTATAGTCCATTTTTGATCTTCCCTAATTATTAATCTTACACCTATATTATAGCACCATTTTGGTTTAAAGTCAACCAAAAATTAGCTATATAAGTCATTGATTTTATTGCTTAAAATTAGATGTTTTTAGCTGAATCTAAGATGCTTTCTAACTTGGCTTGACGCTCTAATAGCTTAAAGAATAGTGCCAGGGTGTTTTGGGCGTCTACGTCTGCCCTGTGTGCTTTACCGCGGAATTGTAGCTTAAAATATCCCATAGCTGAACTCAATCCGCCACTGGGTGCTTTACCTCTGGTCAGCATCAAGTATGTATAAAAAGTTTTTACATCGATCCAACGACGGCCAAAATGCGGGAAATCAGCATGATTTTTGCAGAATTCTGCCAATAATTCGCTTGAATCTCCACCTCCCCAGACTACGGGATTGGTAAATGGTTTGTGCTCTTTGATCAGCTCACCGAGCTCACGGGCAACATGCTCATGGCTGTATGCTTCTGCACGTATGTCTGCATCAGTTATCCCTGTGAGATCATTGATAAACTCGCTGATGGGCTCCTGTGGATCTATATACCATTTACGGACAACATAGTCTTCAAAACGATCTTTAACTGACCCGATAGCCACCCCAACCTGTATGATCTTACCGCTGGGTTGATTGCTTTCAAGATCAAGTGCTAGGAACTTGCCATCTGCTATCATTCAAAACTTTCTGGATAACTAGCAGTCAGCCAGTCAGCCATGCTACTAGCATTCTCACTTAATTTAACTAGATCATACTTACCGCAGAACTTTAAGAACTGAGCACCAACCATTGGAACATTTTTAGGATATTGTTCATTGGCTATGGTTACTGCTATCTTGACTTTGATGTCATCTGGTTGTGCTGTTAGATCAACAAGTGTAACGTTACGTTGATAGTCATCTAATACACGATGTTCAACACCGTTATGATCAACCCATCGCTGTAGCATCATGTTGTTCCAATTATAACCTTTACGATCTTTGTCACTGTAGGCTTCTTCAAGCCCTACTTTGTTTTTACTACCTTTGGTGCGCACGCCTGGAAATGCTGAAAATACATTGTCTGTAGGATCACCACGCATACACTTTTCAAAAAGTATAAACTTGGGATCCGGAATCTTCTTGGGCTCTTTAGTTTTCTTATCTATGACAGGTTTACCACGTTTATCAAAGATGCCTTGTAGTGTGTGTAATTCATCACTGATTCCGTTATATTGATTTACATTATCAGCCAGTAGCTGGTAAAAATCAGTATCGCTACTAACAATAGTGTGATGATCATCTGGGTGCGCCTGGATAAAGCCTGCGATAAGATCGTCCGCCTCAAGCTCCGCATGTTGTAGGACTGTACAATTTGTTCGTTCTGCAATGAATGTCTTGAGCGCATCAAATGTCTCCCAGAATAACTTGTCTTCTTCCGCTTCGCTTTCAGTAAGTGCCGCACGTGCTACACTGCGGTTTTTCTTATAAGGTTCATAGAAGTCTTTGCGCCAACTGCGCCCTTCTAAACAGAATATAACATGATCGGCCTTTTGATCACGCCATGACTTATTGATTGATGCCAGGGTTACGTGGATAGCAAAACCCAGCTTGTCCCAAGTGTCACTTTGGCGATGTGCTGAATGTCTTGCTCTAAAAAATGTGTTTGCGGTGTCAACAAGTAAGTATCTCATTTAACCATTATACTTTCTATTTTGAGTTTTGTCAACTGACTTCTGTTCTACCGTTACCTAAATCTCTACGGTTGCTTGGGCGATTATCTGGATCAGCCTGCTCTTGTTCATAGTTTTCCATGACTACATTTTGGCAAACTGCACGGAACCAATTGTCTACTATGTCTTGATCTGTTTTACCTTGGTAACCAGCACGGATTAAATTGGCTACAAATTTATCATTCCAATCTAATTCAAAACTACCTGCACCCGGATTGTCTTTGTCGATATCCATGCTGATAACTTCCACCCAAGGCTCACTTGCTTCAGTGGCAAGTTCTTTTGGAGTCTTTTTGGATTTTTGACTCTTAATAATTGGCTCTTCGGGTTTAGTACCAAACAAGCTATTGATCAATTTCTTTATCATATTAATCCTTGAATAAATCTATAGTTTCCCAAGGTAAACCAGGTTTACCAAAGTGCCCATAGTTGGTTGTTTCACTATAGATAGGACGGAACAACTCAAATCTATTTATGATTCCTGCTGGTGTAAGATCAATGTTTTCACGTATCCAATTAGTGATCGTGTTGTCAAACTCAATACCAAGATCAGTCTTGACAAACAAACTGGTAGGCTCTTTAACACCAATAGCATAACTAATTTGGACAGTTGCTTTATGTGCACCTCGACTCGCTACAATATTTTTAGCCAAGTAGCGTGCCATATAAGCTGCACTACGATCTACTTTGGTAGGATCCTTACCACTGAATGCGCCACCGCCATGTGGACTGTAGCCACCGTAGGTATCGACGATAATCTTGCGTCCTGTTAGGCCAGTGTCACCATCTGGACCGCCAATGACAAATCTGCCAGTTGGATTGATAAGATATTCTGTGTTAGCATCTATTAGATTTGGCGGCAATACTGTATCGATAATAGTTTTAACCTGTTCACGTAAATCATCGATATCTATATTAGCTGAATGTTGTGTTGAACACACTACCTTAGCGATACGACTAACAGTGCCATCATCATTATATTCCATGGTTACCTGTGATTTAGCATCAGGACCTAACCATACCACCCCGCTCTTGCGAACTGCTGTTAACCGTTCGACAATTTTGTGACTGTAGTAGATAGCACTGGGCATCAGATCTGGTGTTTCATTGATAGCATAACCAAACATAAGTCCTTGATCACCAGCACCAAATGTGTCAGTACCTAAGGCAATGTCTGCACTTTGTCCATGCATCAAGTTTTTAATATCTACAGTTTCCCAATGGAAACCATCTTGCTCATAGCCAATGTCACGGATAACACGCCGCACAGCATTCTCAACTTCTAAGTGATTGTAAATACCTTTGTATTCTCCGGCAATAATAACTTGATTAGTAGTCACTAATGTTTCACACGCACAACGATAGGCCCGATTGCCTTCACGCATCATTAAATCTAATACAGCATCACTGATAGCATCTGCTACCTTATCCGGATGCCCTTCACTAACGCTTTCACTTGTAAATAAATAACTCATTAAATCCATCCCCCGGCTCTGGCAATGCCAACTATTCCAACTAAGATCCAAAACCCATTTAATAATGTATACGCTGGGTCTTTTCTAATCCTGGCACAATATGTTAATAAGACAGCATCGATAGTGTTAAAAATCCATACAAACATAAACGGACTTGCTGGACCTAACCAAGATACTAAACTAAAACTGATAATACGCATGATAACTCCAACCATTTCCATTTGTGAAATGTGAGAGTCGATATAATTTAATACTTTGTTCATTTTTATTTCCCCCAACTGTTACCCCAAAGATCAACATGTAATCTTGGACTATAATAATAACCACGACGCATAGCTTCATCAGCTACATTAAATTTATTACCATCGTAGACCTTAACCACACCACCCACTGGCATAATGTATATAACACCTTTGAACTTGGCCTTACGGTATTCTGATACTGCTTGATCTACCTCATCGAAGTCTTCTGGTTTTTCAACTACAAACTTAAGATAGGTTGTACCAACCTTTTCATAACTCTTAACGATATCAGGTTTAATAGCATCAGCCCACTTTTCACCACTGGCACTTAGTTTAGCACTTACACTAAATGTAATCTCACGGCTACCACGATTCCATAGTTTTAGATACTTGGCAAAGTCTTCATGTAGCTCTTGAGTACCATTGGTTTCGAATGTTAAGTTCTTTAGGTTATACATATCCTTATGACTCAACAAGTCTGGATAAGCACGTTGCCAACCTAGTAAAGGCTCGCCGCCTGTGATTACTAAATGAGTATCATTACCATTGGGCATGATCCAACTGTTGCTTGGCACTAAATCCAGCATACGTTTAACCACTGCATCAATTTCTAATAAGGGACTAAGATGTTTAAACTTTGGATCCCAACTTGCGTAACTGTCACAGCCTGTTGTAACCAAAGGTAGTTCTTCATATATACGATATTTTGTAGGATCAATGAATTCACGTTCTGTGCTCATCTGTGTGCGATCACTCATACCAAATCCACCGCAGGTAAAGTTACAGCCAAATGTTCTCAAAAACACACTGGGTACACCAATGAAGCGTCCTTCACCTTGTGCTGAATAAAATATTTCGCTGACTTTAAGTTTACTCATCTAATTAATCCGTATAGATATATGAATAATATTATGGCATTCAATGACCATAACTCTGGTTTCTTCCATAGTATTCCTGTTAGCACCCAAAACACACATGCCAATGATAATATGGCAATGTTGAGCGGATACACATCGAGACTGGTGAATACCACACCAACAACTGTGATAATATTCGCCAGCCACCCTATTAGTTTACTATGTTTTGTAAAAAATTGCAAGACTATCTTTCCCATGGATAAACGATCCAAACATCCTCTTCTGCTTTGTTTATTTCTACAGCACTGTAGTCGACCTTGCGGCTAAACTTGCTGCTTAGGTTGTCAAACAGCACAGCAAAGCGAACATTATTACCCCAGACGTCTGCCCAGGATGGATCATTAGGCAAATTAATACCTTGCCAATCTTGGATAATCCAATCTAATGTAGCACCAGTATCATTGATGTCATCTAAGATCAAGATATTTTTACGTAGACCAGGATCACTAGTTGGCTCACCTGCTGGGCGAGGAACTGCACTGGCACTTAAATATCCAAATGCATCTTCGGCCATCCAGCAGTTGCTTTCACCACCCTCACCATCACGTAGAGCTACCTTTAATGTTTCCATAGGAATATCTAACATATGGCTCATATACACCGCGGGAACAAGTCCTCCGCGGGTAAGTCCTACGATGTAGTCTGGACGCCAGTTATCCTTGTACATTTGATATGAGATTTTATTAACGTATTCTCGGATCTGTTGATCATCTACATATAACTTTTTCACAATTAGCCCTTATAAGCACGTAAGTTAGAAATCTTATCGCCTTCAAATATAATCACATCTACCACCAGTAGTTTTTCTGCACCATTGACTAATATTTCAATTTCTGCAGCCACTGTATTACCGTCCTCGTACAACGACAGTGGAGTTACTACGATAGTATCTACGCTGTCAAAAATATTTTTGTTAGCAGCTAATACGTTGTCAATACCTTCTGCTGAACCAGTCCAATCACGTAGTACGGCATTGGCAGTAAACATGTCAGCGAGACCATCTAAATCTTTACGACTAAATGTTGCAAAATACTCTGTTGCTAGTTGTTTTAGGTTACTCATCTTGGGGCAAACTCCTGTTGTAATTTAATATTGTCAAAAAACTCTTTCTTGGTATTACCATCATCTTTAAATGCACCTTTAAGCACAGTAGTCTGTGTTAAACTACTATGTGCCATAATGCCACGATTCTCACAGCAACCATGTGTGGCTTGGATATAGACGGCTACGTTTTCACTGCCTGTGGCTTTCATTATTTCACGGGCAATGTCATTAGCAAGTTCTTCTTGCAGTGTGCCACGACGAGCACACCATTGAGCAATACGAGTATACTTGGACAATCCAATAAGTTTTTGTGCGGCGATAATCCCAATATAGGCAACCCCAGCAACAGGTTGGTGATGATGGCTACACATACTGCGAAGCTCGCTACGAACAACCAGCATACCTTCGTAGCGGTCCTCCGAATCATTTGGAAAAGCTGTTGCATCTGGTGCTGGATCATAGCGTCCTGCCATGATTTCATATAGATACATTTTAGCCAAACGTCTGGCAGTGCCTTGACTGTTTGGATCATTATGACGATCAATCAGTAGGCTGTCTAACACACCTTCAAATTTGGTTGTTAGTTCCTCTACCAGTTCTGCACGTTCACTGTCTAAAATGTATTCGCTGATATTGTCACCCGCCCAATATCTGGTATTTGATGCTTGTATGCGTTCAAGAATTCGTTCGCTGATTGTTTTATCACTCAATTTCTATCTCCGATGTTAAGGCAGAGGATTGCCGTATTGTTAATATTATATAGGTTATTTAGGTCTATGTCAACTGATGATCGTAATATTTCTAAGATCTGGATACTCTTTATATTTAGGTTCTTGATCAATATTTGGTAATAATTCTAATGCTCGTACTGCTTCTTCTATAGTTGGACGATAATGATATCCAACCTTGAATATTTTTTGATCTTCCCAAGGGCTAATGCTTAAATCACGCCCGTCATAACATTGATGTTTAATTGTGTTATATATTTCTATATCATCAGTTAATATAGCACCACCGCGGCCGATCTCCAATGGTTTACCGTAGCCAAAACTTAGGCACTGTAGTTGTCCTGGGCGATACATACCTTGTTTGAGCAGTCTGGCACTGTCCCAGATACGTGTGCTGATAAATTGATATTCACCAATCCAAGGCTTATCAGTATAATCGTAACTGATACCTAACTTGTGCATGGTCATCGGAATACTGAGATAGGTGTGCGCTGGAAATAACACACGAGTAGACTTATCATAACGTAGACATAGTTCAATAGCGTGTGTGCAACAGTCAGTCATGACTGCATATGGTGCACCTGTGAACTGAGCCAATGCTCGTTCAAACTCTACTATTTTATTAAATGTATTCATTTATTTCTAAATATTTTGTATTAAACTTTCCTGCATAAAAATCTTCTGCATTCTTTAATCGTCGTGATTTAGTTTGCTTATTGATGTGTTCTAAATCGAGATTTGATAATGCGTCTAATACTTCATATATTTTTGTTAATCTAGTTTCAAAATTTTGTTCGTTGTCATAGTGAGAATGATCGACAATATCATCAAACGTGTCAACTCCTTGATCTCTTAAATGTGAAATAATACCAGGTGCCCCTAATATCACAAACAGTTGCCCACTAGCAATAGGTTTCCACGATTTTTCTGTAACAAATAATCTAGGATTTACTGTGGTTTCTGTAACAAAATTTATATATGCATCAGCAAATGCTGGGTGCATTATGTTATTGTCAAATCCATTGTCTCGACTAGACAATAAACCGATTTTGTACTCATTCCACCAAGTCAAAACTTCTTCTGGATTAGGAAGATCATCATCTCTTATAGTAGGTGTTCCGTCGTCGGTATACATAGAAGTGATACAATCGTTAAAATAATGTTTATCTTTTAATAAAAAATAATTATAAATTCTATGTGCTCTAGGTACGTGGTTAAGACAGGAAATTTTATATTTTTTACGATCTGAGGATATATTAGATGGATAAGTTTTGTTAAAAAATCCAACAGAGGAATGGTAATAATATGGATAATATATTAATCTCGATTTTCTTAGGTGATCACTGGGTAAATGTGTTAGGATTAAAAAATTAAGGTTTAATTGATCTAATCTGTCATATAAGTTTTCAATGAAATTATCCATGCCCCAATGTTCAGCTGCGCAATTCACAAGAATTAATTTGTTCTTGGGTAATGCAGAAAATTTAGTATCATCCCATTTCCATTCGGCATTAAAAAAAGAAAGCGGAGCAAAGATATAATGTATATCCTCGGTGATTAAATTGTCAATAAACATTTTTTAATATTCCAGTTGCTGAAAAGAAGTTACCGCATAGACTGTCTGCTTGCTGTTGTATTTTTGGTATAAGATTGTTGTAGTTTTCTATATAATTTTTTATCACTGCTATCAGTTTATCTTTGTGCATGATATAATTATCCCACGATTCAGTCCACTCACTAGGATATTTAAACGCATCATCATACATTTCACTATAACTTAATCGATTTGGAACCAACGGAATAGCATTTACTAATGCACCTTCGTAGCAACTAATGCCCAAGGTTTCCTGCAGGTTGGCACTGAACACTATCTTGGCAGTGCCCAACAAACCATGATACTGTAGTTTGCTTAATGGTTGATCTTGACAGACGATCCATTCATATTCGGGCATTGACGCCGCAAGATCACGGAATATCTCTACTTGTTTTTCTGGTGCTATACGATGTGGAAATAAGATCAAATCTCGCTTAGGTATCTGTTTAAAGAATTCAAGTACTGTTGGCATATATTCCATAGGCCAACCTGTGCGGAAGATCTTGCCTTCAAACATCCAACGAGGACATTTAAATAAATTAAAACAGAACATGTCAATATGGAAGTCTGTGGCAAAGTAGTTGTAGTCTATGGCATGAAAGAATGCTTTTTCACTATGACGAACCCAGTCAGCATCACCAATAAGCCGTCCTAAAAAGTCTTGTGGATCATAACTGCCAGCGTGCCATAGTGCGTGTATCTTAACCTTTATACCAAGCAGTTCTGCCATATACTTAAGGTTAATAATACCAGG